GTCTTTGAATTTATTATTCATTAGAAGTTCGATACCTCCACCGAAACTGCTACCGCCACCGCCACCGCCACCGCCACCGCCTCCCGACTTTCCAAATGTAAACGTCGGCATCGTATCCAATGCGCCTAAATCGATTTCTTCCGCCATCGTATATCGACTATAAAATGGAATATAATAGAACTACAAGAACAATCTTTATACTCAATTTGATATGATTCAAATAGACAATATTATTTCATTTGTTCCGCACTATGAACCCGCCATAACCCTTGTAAAAAACAATCCGCGAGGTCATCCTTCTTCTTATGTTTTTCGAATACGGTCATCCATTTCGCATATTCCGAATTATGTTTTCGAGAGATTTCACCAAGAGACCGGCATATGATAATTCCGGATTTCTTACGATCGGCATACGTGGATGCGTCAACACATTCTTCTATAGCGTCGTCGGATGAAGATGTAAACAGTTTTAATTTACACGATGCCGATATGAACTCGATACATTGAATGTTCTTCATAATAAAATACTGCGTAATCATTCCTTGAAGTGTTTTCATTCGAGAGGCGAGTGTGCTGATTTGATTTTCAATAATCATCATATCGATGATGAGTGCCGGTGTCGCCGCCGTATTCGTGGAGAACAGTATCGCGTCGAGATGTTTCATCATATTACGTCCATAGGTGATTAAATCAAGGTCGTGCGCGTAGAGATAATTCGCCTTTTTGGGTCGTGCGGTGTTGCTGTCACTTCCACTGCCTCCGGTAATTCGCATTATATACTTGGCTTCATCAAATGGTTCAAGAAAATCTCTCGCAAGGATTGTTTTGATATCTTGGACAAGGTCGGTCTTTCTGATTTTGAGATTCTGCGCCGGTGCTGTGGCCATAACGGATGGCGGTGGCGAGAGATTTGCCTTAATATCCATTAGTTCGCCGAGTTTCTTTTTATCAAGGAGTGATAGATTGCGCTGGATAGGGAGAATCTCTCGCGATGGGATTCTAAACTTCGATTTATCGGCACATTTGTTGCACAAAATGTTCGGCGAAAGTTGCGTATGAGGTGTCAACCATTTGGCCAACTTAGTATCATTACTGCACGTTCTCTTCGGTGTGGGTGCTGATTCACACGGCGTAGCATCAGGTTCAAATCGTAAATCAATTACGTCCCATCTCTCAATGTTGATATGATGAATCAGTGTTGAGGGACTCGCACCTGTAAATGCGAGTTCGTTCGGTATCGTGAATAGACAATACGCAAGATTCTTCATTCCTACATCAAAACTGATGATTCGCATTTGTAAGAATTAGGAATATACCAATTCTTACAAATAAAGGTTTATACTGATTCGTTGCTCGTCGGCAACTATTGCTTACTCTTTCTCTCTCTCTCTCGCTATCTATGCGGTAGCGTTTCGTTGCGATAGTTGCGCTTGCTTCTTCTGAAACGCTTGAATTTGCTCTTGGGTGATTTCTGGTGCAATCATCCTCGCTTGAAGTTCGTCTCGCGAGAGATATACATCCTTTAAGTCACTCTTAACATACCCGAACGGTTCACGCGCGTCCATCACGGATGAATACATGAAGGGTGTATTACGGTGATTATCCTGCTCGTAAGCATTGACATCAAATGAACCATGTCCGGAACGATTCACGACATCCACACGATTGATTTCCATAATATGGTCAGCATTTAATGTTAAATAACGACGGTAATCCCAATTTGTATTGATGTTTTCTGCGCGACGAATCGAGTCATTTACCGCATTACCCGGTTGCCAACCGGAAAAATTGCGTCCATCCGTCATAATCGGTGGAAAATCAAAGTAAACATTATGACTTGCGCTGTAATTCTTAGACCAATGTGGTTGTGAATGCGACATTGTGTATTATGTATACTATTAGAATAAAAGATTTACAGGTTTTGTAATGCGTAGATTAGTTCAACCTTTTTTAATTTCTGAATTTCACTGTGTTTTTCAGGTTGATGTTTATATTTTTCCTTAAGCAATTGGCGAAGTTCGGGGACTGAAAGAGATGTGAGAGATGCCCCGGGTGTATTCGTCGTCGTGGAAGACATCGCATTCATCTCTGGTGCTGGTGCTGGTGCTGGTGCTGGTGCTGGTGCTGGTGCTAGTGCTAGTGTTTCTGTTTCTGTTTCTGGTGCTGGTGCGAACTCTTGGACCTGTGTTGTTTCAATAGACACAATATCACTTTCATTACACTGTAATGGTTCTTGGTGTGATTGTTTATAAAGCATCGAAAGCACGTCATTTCTTGATAATTGGTCGGATGATTTGTCACACGATGAGTTTGAATTTGTAGTCATTTCTTGTGTATTTACGCCTAAATCTACTGTAATAAGTTTAATTTCTGGCATTTGGTCTGTATGTTCGCATCTGTTCATTTCAGTTATTTCGGGTAGAGATACATCGGTCATAACCGGTGATATACAGCGTTCGTTGTTTCTATGGTCGTTCTCTCCGTCGCTATCACCATCGTTCTCTCCGTCGCTGTCGCTATCGCTATCGCTATCGCTATCGCTATCGCTATCGCCATTGCTGTCCGTAGTATTTTCACTGTCTGACGAAATTTCAATCAAATTTCGATTGTTTTGAAATAGTGCGGTATCTAAATGAATCAAATGCGGTTCATTGTAAGCAGTATTTTTCATACTAGATGGGGGTTCATTCACATTCACATTCGGATTCGGATTCATACTCGGATTCATACTCGGATTCATACACGGATTCATACACGGATTTGTGTCAGCATATTCTAGAATAATACTTCCTTTTGGAAAATTACCATTTGTGGTCAAATTATATAATCGATGAATATCTGTTGCCGATTCTTCGATATATTGCTGTAAAATCATTGCTTGTTCCTTATGCGATTGTTCTAAAATCGTTAATCGAACCTTCATATATTGAAAAACTGCGTATATCAAAAGAGAACAAACGGCTAAACTAACGATAATGGTTAAAAAACTCAATTCACCCATTTTCTATCGTTATACGTAATATAATACTTCGCGATGTTATAATTAAAGAGAATAAACGAATGATGTGAATAACATCCGTTGGTTGGGTTTATGTTGGTTTTAATCCGAAAAGTTCCGGTTGGAACCATAGAATTTCATTTGAGAGAAACACTTTTCATCCAAAAAGATTCGGTTCAAAACTTCGTTTTTTTTCATAAAAGTCCGTCGTCGGACAATTCTCATACTTTGGAAATTGAGAGATTTCAGTCAAAAAGATTCGGTTCAAAATTAGAAAAATAATAATAGTAGAATCGCCATCAATGGCAACCGTTCATTAGTATTATGTATACCAATGCCCGCCTACCATATTTGCGTAAAATGTTGCCTACTACGCAACATTAAGCAACATTTTACGTGCTTGTCCAAAATGGGGGTAGGCCGGGATACTTTTGAAACACGAAAAATATGCGTTTTGAGACTGACCAATCACAATTTTTTTCGTTCCGTTGAAAAAAATGAGACGATAATTTTTGGCCTCCTCCCGGCGCGTTCGTCCGGCGCGGCCGTTTATCTCCCCCATGTATATAACCTCCCAACCTTAGGCACCATTTTACGCAACAGGGAAAATTCATTTATGTTCCATTGCGATACGTGTAACATCACAACCAATAACAAATTTGATTACAAACGTCACATATTTTCACCAAAGCATCAACGGTTATGTTCCGAGAACGCCAAATGTAAAACATTGATTCACAGTCTCATCGCCGGGGGTTCGGTGGGTGACGCTGTGAAAAACATCCCCCCAAAACCCACTTCAGAAATTTGCGTCAGTTCGACCCCCCAAAAAACACCCATCGATGAAATCGTCAATATCGACTTGGGGGAGGAGGACGCCAGCCAAAATGTAATCTACCATCCTTCGGGGTTTGGTCACGTGACTTCGTCCTCCTCCGAGGTTGGCGACGGCGAATCCGACGAAAGTCACGTGACCGGTCACGTGACCGAAACCTCCGTTTCCACTTCCGCTTCCGGCGTCTATTCTTGTAAATTCTGTAAACGCCCCTATATCAACCGAACGGGATTATGGCGACATAATAAGAAATACGGAACGACCTGTATTATGAAAGCGATGGAAACGTCGAAGATTCAAAACACTGACGAATTGAAGAATATGATACATACAATGATGCAACTGAACCAAGAATTTAAGACACAGATACTGGAATTATACAAAACAACGGCGGCAAACGCGGCGGCAAATGCGGCCGCAATGACGGTGGCGTCCCCATTGACGTATAACAATACCAATAATATGACGAACTGTTATAATCAAACCTATAATTTACAGATATTCTTGAAAGAACGGTGTAAAGATGCGATGAATATGAAGGATTTTGTGGACTCTATCCAGTTAAACACAGATGACTTGGAAAGTGTTGGTAAACTTGGATATGTAGAAGGGATATCGAATATCCTCATTTCAAACCTGAATAAAACCGAATTACATAAACGCCCGGTTCATTGTAGCGATATTAAGCGGGAGACGTTGTATGTAAAGGACGCAGACAAGTGGGAACAGGACAGTCCTGATTATCGGAAAATGACGAATGCCGTCCTTGCGGTGGAACATAAAAATGTTCAATTGATGGGCGAGTGGGCTGCACAACATCCGCGCTGTATGGATAGCAATTCGAATGAAAATGTCCAATATTTTAAACTCTCAAAGACGATTACCGATGGTGAAAAGGATGGCAATATTAGTAAAGTTATTAAGAAGGTGGCAAAGAATGTCCTGATTGATAAGACGATTGCGATGTCAAGAAATACAGCATAAATATATTTTTGTATTTATGATGTAAGAGAATGAGCAACAACGGAATAGGGATAATCATAAGCAATCCACACGAACTCCTCGCAAATTTTATGAACTATTTAAACGCGTCATTGTATGAAGCCCAGTTTACGCAATTACACGAAGAATCCCGCGCAAATTTGAATGCGATATACGATGCAGTGTCATCGACACCTGAACAAGAACCCACCAAGGAGCAACTTATTTCATTTTACAATAATATCCGCACGCTTGAAAAGGTAACAGATACTAGTGACCCCATTTATTATACATATAAGCGATGGTTGCGCGGGTGTATTGCTGCGACGGAATCCAAACTATGAATGTAAAGATAGTCCTATTATAAAATAGTATAATAGTATAATAGTATGAATTTCATAAAACGTTTATTTGGATGGAGTGAATGTCTTACATTTCCACGTGAACGGTGTGTTATGGTAATTATACATACGAGTTATTGGGACATATTCGCCTATTTTTTATACAAAATATCATCTTATGGTAGCAACGTATGCACATTAGTTCAACCCAAACTAAAACAATGGTATTATACACCATTTACGTATATGTTGAATTGTATATATGCTCCACCAAACGAACATAAGAATAGCAATTCCATACAACACATCGTCAATGAAATGAAACAAATGGGAGACAATGCTATATTATGTATGTCGCCAAAAGGAACGTGTTCTAAGCGAGAATGGCGTTCTGGATATTACTATATTGCGAAACAACTACAATGTAAAATTTACCCTTTATGTATTGATTATTCTGAACGAAGAATTATCATTGGTGAACCGGTAGACCCGTGTATTGTTGATTTGGGACAAAGCACTAATTTACTACAAGAACAATTACGTCAGTACACACCATTATATAATGAATTGAGTGAGATTGATATAAATGCTACGAATTATTGTCCATATGAATCATTATTACCTTTTGACTTTTGCGCGTTGAGTACGTTTGCGTTCTTGCCGTGTGTATTTACATTGTTTGTAAACGAACAATATTATAGAGGAACTGCTTCATTGATTACTGTGTTATTTGCTTATTATTATCATTTACAATGCGAAGGGTCTTATTTTTCTTATGATAGGATTTTACCATTTCAAAAAATAGAAGGATATATGGCCAAATTATGTATACTATCTCATATTATAGAAAATCTATATGTGTATGGTAAATTAGAACCAATTTTCTATATGTCATTTATTGTTGGACTATTTTTTTATGCAAACTCGATTCCACGAGGAACCAGTGTATGTCGTGGAAAATACACAATATTTCATTCTTGTTATCATATATTGACTGGTATCGCTGGTTATTCACTTGCTACACAAAAACATATTACCTACCCCTGAATAATCGCCCTTGCACTTTCCACGATTTCATTTGGATAATCTAAGTCGCGGAGAACTTTCAACCCCCCCTTGATACTGGATATTCCGTTGGCAATCTTATACTGATATGCGCCTGTATCCGGAGACACCGACATATGAAGATTCCGAATTGCATTCGCGTGTTGCTTGTCCAGAAGTTCACAAAGTTCAATGTAATGCGTGGTGAGGATGAGATCGACCTTTGGGTTCTTTGAGATGAACGAAATATAACCGTATGCGGCAGCGACTGCTTCATATGGATTGGTCCCGGAATAAAGTTCATCAAAAATACAGAAATGACGTTTGGTGGGGTTATCCATAATACATCGTAGAATTTCCATACACCGGCGAGATTCAGCCTGAAAGAGACTGTCGCGTCCTGATGTGTCTGGAATATTCAAGTAGCAATGAAGATAGTCGTAAGGATTGATTTCCGCGGATTCATAGAATCCATAACCGATTTGTTGTGAGAGAATAATGTTGAATAACGTTGACTTGATAACAGTGGTTTTGCCGGCCGCATTTGGACCAGTGATGACGAGTTGTTTATCCAGGACGACGTCATTGGCGACAACCGTGGTCGCATTTACAGCCTGGAGAGGTGCGTATACCTGCGACATCAGTTTTGTTATACCAGATTTTATAACAGAAGGGGTGGGCGGAGGCGGCAATACGCCCTCGCACTCGCCCTCGCCCTCGCCCTCGCCCTCGCCCTCTTCCTTAATTGGCACCAATGGTCGGGCAACCTGTTCGGATATCGCAGCTTCTGCATTTGCTTCGACTCCGACCTCAGACTTCGTGAATGAACACGCGTGGATTCTTCCATCAATGACGAACGTTCGACAGGCGGTCAGATGCTCCATATATGCGTTAAACCCAAAACTATACTCCAGGAGTTCATTTAAGTCCGTCTGCGAAAAAAGTGAATAATAGTTCTTCATAACATATCCAATCTGGAAGAATTTACTCACAGAAACAGAAAATGGCGAAATATCGGTCAAAGCTTTCGACACCTCATTTAGTAGGGTATACTTCGTAGCGAGTTCCTCACGAAAGGGTTCATACGCCGACAAGTGATACGTCTGAATAAGTTGAATCATATACGACATATTCACCCCCGTCGCAGTTAAATAACCATTGATGGTGTGAATGTGAGTATGAACAAGTTTGACGTTCCTGTAGAAACGCACACACGCCATCACGTTTTGGTAGATTTGAAAAATATAAAAGACCACCGACATTAGAATATACATTTTCTGTTCTACGCTTACCTCCGAGAATTGTGTCATAAATTTCCCCACTGCATGCTGACTGATGATGGTTTTCAAAATGTCGATATATTCGGATATAGATACGGTCAATCCTCGCATCATTAACACGAAAAATGGGATAATCAACACAATCAATGGCGTCAATAGCGCAATAACAGGCGAAGAGATATTATACAGTGTGAGGAATTGAAGAAACGACGATGACCCGTTTAGTTTAGAGAGAAAGGGAGTTTCAATATAACTGAATTTTTCTTTGAAATCGGCCAGTTTTCCTGTTCCACGGAATTCTTTCCACGTTTCTTTCATTGACGCAAAGGCCTCCACGGAGGTGGCGTGTACGGTATTCTGCGTGATACAACGTTCGAGGAGTTCATTATCGAACATTTGAAGGAGCGTCTGTGTTTGTTTGAGATACTCAATATCCGTTGTATAATACTTGCTCCAGATGGGGAGATGTTCGGTTCCATAGACGGAGGTTGGTGAGAAGACGTAATGATACAGGCCGTTTACGGTAACGGCGTCGGTCGACGTCGATGTCGCAGTATCTACATAACGTTGTTTCGGTTGTATCATTTCTAGGTCATCGATGATTGAATCAGGTAGTTCGTGTAATTTTTCAGGATTAATATACGAAATCGGGTGCTTGAATATCGTCAATGGAAGTGTCGTCGCCGCCCCTGCCGCATCGTCATTTTTGTTCTTGAATCCTAAATGTTCCATTAATAACGCTTTGACATCTTCTGGTTCACGTGGTATTTCAGAAACGGATTCACGAACATCTGCGAATAAAGAACAGACACTAAAAGAACAACAATTATCGCCTGTCATTTTACAGTATAAAATGAAAGAATAATCTCATTTTAAACCCATCGAATGTGACACCGTCTAAATCCCCTCCATAAAATTTACTGGCAACTCTGTTATAATGGTTCCATAATATGTCTCAATCTCCTTCTTAATCCGCATATCGCGACGGGTGACGAAATTGATTCCGACACCTTTACGCCCCCAACGTCCGGAACGACCAATACGGTGAAGATAGATGTGAACATCCTGTGGCATATCAAAATTAATCACAGTACTTACTTGTTGAATATCGATACCGCGTGCGGTTACATTTGATGAAATAAGAACACGGTGGACGCCCGCTTTGAATTCCTGATATGCTTTATCACGCTCACCCTTCTCCATACCACTGTGAATACAGCAAACCGGAAATCCATCAAAAAGCATCGCCTCATTAAGGTCAGCAACACGCTTGGTTGAATTACAAAAAATAATACACTGTGATACCGAAATGGTTTTAAAGAGGTCCTTTAATGTCAGGTATTTCTGAACATCATCATCGAGTGCGATATAATGCTGTTGAATTCCTTCTAGCGTGAGTTGTTCTGCCTTCACTTGTATATTCACAGGCGACCGCATAAACTTATCAGTGAGACTGTAAAGTTCAGGTGGCATTGTTGCGCTGAAAAGCACAACTTGAATATCAGAAGGCATATATTGAAAGATATTATAGATTTGGTCGTTGAAACCAGCGGAAAGCATTTCGTCTGCTTCGTCCAATACAAGCATATGGACGCTTGAACCCTGAATATTGTTTCGACGTATCATATCAAATACGCGACCCGGGCATCCCACAATAATATGTGGTGCGGATTTACGCAACTCAGTCGCATCTTCCGCAGTAGACGTTCCACCTACAAGAAGACGCAATGTCAATCCAGACATCATTGCGCCAAGACCCGAGATTACGTCATAGATTTGTTTCGCAAGTTCTCGTGTAGGTGCGAGAATGATGACCTGCGTCTTCGCGCAACTTGTATTAATGCTTTCGAGTGCTGCGACAGTAAAAGCACCAGTCTTACCTGTCCCAGACTGGGCTTGTGCGATGACGTCGCGTTTCTGGATGATTGAAAGTATTGATTTTTGCTGAATGTTACTTGGATTTTCAAAACCGTAGGCGTATATTCCCCGAAGAAGGTCAGGAGAGATGTCATCTACATCTTCCCATTTTTTAAATTCGGGATACGAAGTGGCAACATTATCGGCAGTTGCGGTGGAGGCGACGGCACTGGAAGGAGTATCGTCGGGGGATGACATTGTATAGAAAGAAGGATTTCACGAAAATATCGAATATGTCTGATAATAATATCAGGATATGTTTAAGTTAGTTATATTCATAATGAGAATAAACTACTGTTTCGCCACCATCCGTCTCTGAAATATTCAAACATCCGCCGGTCTGTCTGATACGCCCCCCATTTCGTCGCGCGAACAATTGCCTGAAATCGTGGCGAATTCAGTGCCCGCACTATCGCCTCTCCCTCCTCCACCGACCCGACTCCGCCTACAGAGACCGGCAACCCGAATGAAAACTGCCCCATACCGTATTCTCCCGTGGAATCTAGATACGGATACAATTTTTCATTGAAATTTAAAATAACCTTCGCCTTCCCGAAATGCCCCGTCCCACGCGTCTTCGTATTGGAATACCAGAGACCAAGTCCTCGCCGCGTCATTGTATGAACCACCGGATAAATAAATTCTCCGGCGCGGTATTCGGGCGCCATATGTGGGAGGTCGCTTCCGTATGCCGAACGGTCGTAAATAACGCGATGAGGGGTGGGACCAAGAGGGTCAAGTATCTCTTTTATAGATTCAAACTCGGCGTTAGGAAGAAACGGCCAATCTCTCGGAAAAATAATATATTCCGTATTTCCATCAACAGCGCTTGTTATTACACGACACGACGTATTGTCAGAATCGCCGCCCACACATACAACAAATAAGTCCATACGTTGTTGAACGCTTAAATCCTGGATTGCGGTTTTCTTATCTATCATATGAAGGTATTGAAGTTGACACGGAGACCGCGTCATCATTGTCCATAAACCGTGAGGACTCTGTGGTTTTCGCCACGCAGGTGGGGTAATAAAGCAGAGAAATCTCTCGGCGTGGGTGTCGGATGAAAGATTCCGGTGAAGTATTTCGAGAGATTTAACAATAAACTTATCCCATAAGGTCTGACCTCCTTTACTGCTAATTCGCGCACTTTCCCTCGGAGTTTGAAATGGAGGATTTCCGATGATGATATCGGCAACCGTTGCTGTCGCTGTCGCCCAATCCGGTCCTGATGTAGAGTGTGCGTCATTTAAAAAATCTGCGCAATGGATATTCGCCAAAGTCCCGAATAATTCTCTCGCGTGCGCTACATTTTCCTCATTGATTTCGACCATATAAATCATATTTTGCACAATGTGTTTGTGCCGTATCACCGGGTCAGGAAATGATTCCGAGAGACCATCCATTAATCGCATATACACCACGATACAGAAGTTCCCGATACCGGCTGCTGGTTCCAACCATCGCAACTTTGGGTTACGCCAAACTCGCAGAGGAAGTTGGTCGAGGAGGTCGCATACATAGTTATACGGAGTGAATACTTCACCATATTTATTCTTTTCAAACGTGCGCACCGAGAGATTTGCGCGAATATATTCCTGAGGAATCGATGACGCATCTCTCATTTCAAATACCCTTCCAAAAACACTTGTCATAAAATTGATATAAAACAACGATATATATTATAATAGACGCATCTCACGCATATACGTATACGTATAAAATGGCCAAAATAACACATCGTTATGACCTTCCGGATTATGCTGCGTTTATGAATATTGGGTTTGAGTTGAAATTACCAGATGAAGTATTGAAATCGGTTTCAGAGTTGGCAGATTTAGTCGGAGCGCCAACATATATCAAGACCCCAGTATTTCCTGTGCGGGAACATGGAGATTTTCGAACAGCGACAACGCCATTAGTCGGCGGAAATAGTAATGGAAACGGTTATCACGTTGCCGGAAGTAGTGCGAATTCATTTCAAAACAGGTTTGGTGGAAATGATGGAGACAATAGCATTGGTATCGGTAGCAATGGATTTACCATTACGAGGTCGTCATCACGTCATAACGGAACACAACAAATTCCGAACAGCGAATGGGATACGATTCTGTCGTTTCAAAAAACCGAACTGAAGAAGAAAGAGGGGATTGAATTGAATATTGATAATATTCGGTCTTATCTTAACAAACTGACAGATAAAACCTATGATACAATGGTCGCAAATATAACAAAGGAAATTTCTTCACTATTGTTGGCGTCGTCTGAAATCACTGCTGATGATGAACATAACACAGAATCGTTAATGAATCGTGTTGCGTCATCTATCTTTACTACTGCGAGTTCGAACGCATTCTATTCAGAGATTTACGCACGCTTGTTTCGTGATTTGATGGCGGATGACGGAACTGGTTCCGGAACTGGCGCCGTATTTCGCAATGTATTTGAGCAAAATCTCACGTCATTTATGTCCCTATTTGAAACGATTGAATATTGCGACCCGAAGAAAAACTACGACAAGTTTTGCGATATCAATAAGGCGAACGAGAAACGAAAGGCAATGTCGCTCTTTATTGTAAATCTGATGAAAATTGGAATTGTCGAGAAGAGTCAAGTGGTAGCATTGATGCGTCAGATTCAGGACTTGATGTATTCCAATATGCGTCAAGATGGGAAGACCAATGAGGTGGATGAACTCGCGGAGAACCTCTTTATTATGGTGAAACACGGACACGCAATGCTTTCGGGTGCGGGTGCGGGTGCGGGTGCGGACATCGATGTGGATGTTGCCAATGCTTTCCGTTCTCGTGTAGAACAAATAACCGAAATTTCAAAATTAAAAATCAAGTCGAAACCAAGTATTACAAACAAGACCATCTTTAAGCATCTTGATATGCTGGACGAGATATCTGGAAAGGCGAAAAAGTAGAAAAAGATATAGATACACTACAGGAGTAATGAATAAACTATATAACTCAACACCCACAAATGACTACCACGACTACCACGACTACCACGACTACCACGACTACCGCAACGCGGAAAATAAAATTCGTTGTATCATTTACAACCAGTCCTACTCGCATAAATAAATGTGGACCGATGATAAACAGTATTTTAGACCAAACACGCAAACCAGACTTATTTTTATTGAATATTCCGGATGAATTTGCGAGAACAGGCGAGTCTTATATTGTCCCAAAGTATATTCGTAAATCTCTCACCGTGAATCGAATCAAGACAGATTATGGACCTGCGACGAAGATTTTGCCAGCAGTGGTTTACTTGCGCGAACACGCGGACGAATATGACCCCGAACATACCCGTATTATTTACCTCGACGACGATATCGTCTACCCAAAGCGAATGATTGAAACGTATGAAAAAATGATTCCGCCAAATGATGATAATGTATGGACCTCTACCGGGTTTGATTTCGTGAATATGAATCTAAGCGGCAAACGCGCGCATAAAGACACGGCAACGATTGCGGAGGGGTATGGGTCTGTTTGTGTAAAACTGAATACATTTGGCGATGATTTCGTGGAATATATGACGCGGTATACTGCCCTCGATAATCAAATCTGCCGTCTCTCGGATGACGTGATTTTAAGCAATTATTACCACCGTCAAAACCGGGGTATTTACATTATGAATATTCCTGGGTTTCTCTCGATTCACGACATTTGGCAAGAAAAGAAAATCCTGGATTACGGGAATGAGGCAGATGCGCTTCATTTGGGGGCAGGTGGAACATCGGATAATAATGTCGACCGGTATAAACGTGTTATTACAGCATTGAATAAAGCGAAGGAACGGCGGTTCAAGATGTCGTTTGTTACAACGGAGACGGATACGGACACGGCAACAGGGAAGGAGCGCAAGACGATTATCTATAGGTAGCGTCTCGGCACATTCTAGTCGGTATCGGATGGGAATGGGGCGAGGGCGAGGGCGAGGGCGAGGCGCCTTTCGCGCGTATCGTGTGTAATTATTATTTATTTGTATATAATAATTACGTTACATTAGTATAACACCACCATCGCCTGCGCATTATGGTAAAATCAAAACTCAACACGAATATCAATTATCACGAATACTCGCATTTAGAAGAAGAAGACTTCAACTACAATACACCATTATTTCAGGTTCAGTTATTGCGTGACCCGCAAAAAGTCGTCATCGGTCTAGGGCAATTGAACTACCATTTCGCCAAACGGTATAATGTCGTATATGCCCCCATCTATTTATTTAATACCGAAATGGAGTTTATGAAGCAAATCGGAGTCTATGAAATGCCGTCAGGGCAGGTGAAAATGGATGAATCTGGTGATTTGGATATCCACAAACTCACGCCGCTATTATACGGGTTTGTAAATACAGAATTATTACGGAAATCTCGCGCGAAAAAGGGAGACGTGAATGCAGCCGCGAGTGACCCAAAAAAACGCGCGACCGAAGTCAATGAAATCAAGAAATCTCTCGGAAAGGCGCCCGCGCCCGCGCCCGCATCCACCGACGCGGATGGCGATGATACAAGTAGCGACGACGGCAACACGGTCGATTATGACGCAACATTTGGTCTCGACGCCCGACAAAAACACCTCTTATCTGGCGCATCCATCCTCCCCCTTCAAACGAAGGAACAATCCGAATTAGAGCGCAGTCAGTATAAACCAAACCCCGCCTCTGACCTCTGGATTCAGAAATATCTTCGAAATAAGTATTTCAATTTCATAGACAACGAAGGCGCAAGCGACGCTTTTTTCGCAGTGATTCGCGATGCACTTCTGACACAAGGACGCACGACGACGATTCTGGAATTACGCAAACAACTCACCGATGAAGTCACGGAAGACGTGTTTCGGTATTATCGAGAGAAATTCGCATTATATAATGGGTTGACGCGAACACAGACGCGAGAGGTGAAAGAACTTGTGAATAATTACAATGACGTCAAGCGCCGGATATCGAGTATCCACGACCGAGCACAACAACAACTGATGATTGCAGGTGCGAAGAAACTCGTTATCGAACATAATCTGAAACAGGATGAAATGAAATATACGAAACTTCTCTCGTCGAGGTATGACTATATGCGCGAAGTCCGGAATGTCCAGCAACTGAAAGAACGGATGATGACGTCGCTTTACTGGCCGGATGCGTGGGCTATCGCCACAATGGAGCGTGTCTTGAATATGAAGTTCGTTATATTCTCTCGCGATGCGTATGAAGCAGGTGATATTGATAATGTCCTTCTTTGCGATAATGGCGCGGAGAACCAACAAGACAATGAAATCATATGCCAGACGACATCGGCGACGAAAGGTGTATTTGAACCTACTGCGTATATTTTAGTAGGAAAGGGCACGTCTATCGCAAGTGCAACAGGTTCTGGTTCCCCGCGAAGCAAAAGTCCGCGTAAACAAGGAGCGCGCAATATGATTCCCGATTCTAAATCGACGAATTACACCTTAATAACCTACAAAACCCACGGTGTTCTCGCATTTTCCGAATTACCATATGACATCAAACTTCTCATCACGACGAAGTGTTTGGAGAATCAGACGTGCGGATACGGTGCAATTCCGCAATTTCGTCTTTTTCAACGTGAACTCGGGATTCGCGTGGACGATATTCCAAATGAGAACCTAGATGATTTGCTGGAAGAAATTCATACGACGGGCGGCGGCGCGAGAAACCCCGCGAATTTATACACCAATGACATCATATTCCAATTTTATGCGAAATCCAATCCGAACGCGTTGCCTGGAATGGGACCTGGCGAGAGAATCCCAGAGACAGAGAAAATCCATTTCCACAAACTCTCGTCATTTGACAACTGGCGACGCAAACTCTCGAATTTCTGGAATGAACCATTTATGTTAGACGGACATACGTGGCAAAGTGTAGAGCATTATTATCAAGGAAGTAAATTCAAGAATAATAATCGCGAATTCTACCTGAAATTCTCTCTGGATTCAAGGTCGGAATTGTCAGCAGACCCCGTTCTTGCGAAGGCCGCAGGAAGCAAGAGTGGGAAACTCGACCATCGCACGGTGGTTCGTCCGTCGCGGATAACCATTGACCCCGACTTTTTTAATCACGGGCGCAGTGAGCGAGAGATGGAAAACGCAATGTTTGCGAAATTCTCTCAGAATAAGAACTTAAAGGATTTGTTATTGGCGACACGTAATGCGAAACTCGTTCATTATCAGCGAGGTGCGCGTCCCGAAGTTTACCTACATTTAATGCGAGTTCGTCATAAATTACGGACAGGTGCGACACGGTAGGTAAGGCAACTCGTTCGGGTTTTCTTTCCACTAGCATACGCTGAAATACGATGTAAACCCCCCTTGTAGTATCGCAAAAATAAGCATAATCACGACAATACGCACCCAATCTGTATACCCTGGGTTTGTAAAATGAAACCCTGCGAGAGAAGCACCACTATTATGGCTATTTCCGTCGCGACGACCTTCGTGATATTTTCCAATATTGTAGTGTATGACATTTTCGATGACATTTAACACGATAAACACTAGAAACGAAAAGATGAAAATATGAATTGTTTCTCGTTTGAAGTATTTCTTGAAGATGAGTTCGAACATTTCAGGATTGTAATATTGTATTATTATAGTATGCACATATAATAATAAATACTAGTTCATCCAATGTGGATTGAAAATGAAATAGAAAAAGACGTGGTTAGAATCCAAGAATCGGTCCAACGACTTACGAGAGAGTACCAAGCACAACTTCCTCAAAGTATTCGCACGAGACTCCGCGAAAATCGCGAAAAAACAACCGAATTTCTTAAACATTTTTATCAAACATTACAGAAAAGCGAATATCATTTGTATCATCAACACGCCTCATCTCTCGCATCATCGTCTACGCAAGCAAGAATCGATGACACCGGTGATGATGTATGTCGCCGTCTCGTGTTTGACATAAGTGAAATCAAAAACTCGGCACACGACCTTCCGCATCCACGTATTCTCTCGGAATTACAGCGTAAGTATGACCGCCAACGAGCATATGGTGGCAGTATAAACAACCACAGACACGACGATGACGACGACGACGACGACACGACCGATATGTATATTCCATATAAGGTGTATACCTACATCCGAGAGAAATCCGAATATTGTATTCAGTTCAAGGCGACAATTCACGGACGCGTGATAACCCTTTATTTCATCACATTTCCAGAGTCGCACATTTCGGTGTGTAATCGCGTCGGTGGCGTCGGTGTATGCGCAACTGAAACATCGATGTATCAGACCTACGCATATAAGGTGTTTGTTTGGCTTTCTCTCGTAACAGAGATGACCGATAAAGAATGTTCAGAGAAGAGTCTGAACGTGTATTTTTATATGACACCTTTTAAAAAACGACGTCCCGCAACAAACGCGTCGGGCGATGACGCCATTCTCTCGGCAATGCACGTCAATACCGGTCTTACCCGAAACTGCGAAACACACGGGGAAATTGTTGTCTACCGCGCCGAAGAATGGTTCAAGGTATTTGTCCACGAATCGATGCATAATTTCAATTTGGATTTCATTAACGTGGATTTACGCGCAGCCAACCAACAACTTCGTCGCGTATTCTGTATTCCACACGAAGACCTCTTATTGTTTGAAACGTATACGGAGGTCTGGGCGCGTATCATCAATACAATGTTCAATGTTTACTTCGATGACTCGACTTCGGTTTCTCAGACCCATTTTATTCGGTCCGTGCGAGAGAAACTATCACGTAATACTGTCTTTTACGCATATCAAGCAGACAAGGTATTAAATGTAATGAACCTGAAATATGCGAATATCACCATCTTATCTGCGGAAAATACAGAAGTGTGTCGTAAACGATACGCAGAAGATACTAACGTCTACGCATACTACATTTTAGGCGGAATTCTCTCAGTGTATGCTCTTCCATTTATTTCATGGTGTTGTGAAAATAATAACGCACGTGTAAGCGCAATTCGATTCTCTCGACAATCTGGAAGTGTGTCGAAGTTTGTTGACCTTATTTGTAGCGCGGCGAGAGACCCGGTTATGTTATCGCTTGTTGCATTTATTGAAAAGACGAACACGACTGCCACGATTGAACCGACAATGCGGATGACGATGCGGATGACAATGGAGTAATTTAGTTTTTGAATCCTCGTAAAATTGAATATAAACATTTCTGTATCTGTTATAATATCGAATTCAACGATTCACCATTTCAATGCGCACTCAATTGATGCCTCAAACTACGGTTGGAAAACTCGTATCTCTTCACGCGGATGGGCGTGGAAGTGAATATCTGCCGCAATCACCGGAAATACCCGCATTGATGCCATTGTCACTGCTTGGCGCGTCCAAGTCCACCACTACCAGTGCCACTACCAGTGCCACTACCAGTGCCACTACCAGTGCCACTACCAGTACCACTAATGGCAGTGATGATAGTGGTGAAAAGACAATGCTTTGGACGAATATTGCAAGTTTGTTCTCCAAGACCGACCAACACGAAACTGATATACAAAAATGGGGCGATTCCTTTACACGTAGCACCAATGATATTTTACAGGAATTACAAGATATTAAGACTGAACTCGCGGAAGTCCACAATAAACAACTATTGAAGAGACAAGTGCATAAAATCAAGAGTTATATCAATAAGAAGTGCGATACGTTGCGTGAGAATATGTCCTATGGGTCATTTAATGCTGACAATGAAATGTTCGAATTTATCAATAAGATTCGTGCGGAAATGGACCAACGTATGAAAAAATTAGAGACGGAAAATGATGCGTTGCGTGATGAAATAACCTCATTATATCAGACATATGAAAACGACTATCAGTTATTTGTCAAACGCGAAAATGACCTGATGGCAAAATTGGACACAGCCGTTAAACTTGCCGAAACCGCAAATACGTCTGTTAAAGATTGTCAACTCAACTTTACGAGACGACTCCAAGAACAACGAAATGAATTAGAACAAGTGGTCTATACAATGGGGGATGAAATGCGTCAGGAAATTGCGACTCAAATTTCGCGTGAGATGGAAAGAGAAACCAAGGAAATACTTCAACACGTTCAATGTGTAAATAATGAACTCATTGAATTGATTACGAAGTCAAATGAATATCACTCGCACAGATATTTTGGAATGGTGGAAGAGGTGAAGAAAACAAACGATACGTGTGAAACGCTGAAAAAAAGTATAACAATGGTGGATGCCGAACTCTCAGATACGAAAGAAAAGATAGAGTTCCTGACAGAAGATGTGACTGAAACAAATAATGATATCTATGACGCAAAGGAAAGTGTATCTGATACGAGAGATGAGATATATCGCGAAATGGACAGAGATTATTATGACCTCAAAGATTATATCAAACGCAAGTTAAGAACAGTCATCAAGAAGCAACAGCAACAGCAACAGCAACAGCAACAGCAACAGCAAGAAAACAATTCACTCCTCACGCCACTTGAACTCGCGACCAATGTCATCGAGGCATTGAAAGACCCCATTCAAATAATTGCCGAAGAATATAAAGAAAATCAACCTGAACCACAACACGATAACGACCATATCATCATAATGGATGAAAGTATGTTTGTAAGTGATAGCGACCAGGACGAATAATGGTGCGCGACCCACCCATAAATTACGTGTATTATTATGGTCGTATGGGGGCGCAACCCCAGCACAACTTATCGCACTGCGTCGTATGGGGGCGCAACCCCAGCACAACTTATCGCACTGCGTCGTATGGGGGCGCAACCCCAGCGCAACCCCAATAAAATTGAACGAAATAATATTTTTTTATGGTAAGAACACATTACGATAAAAAGAATGGGAGTTAGATATTTGAACCGTTTTATTCAGAAAAAATGCCCCGACGCACTATCCCGTATTCATCTCCGCAATTTTTCCGGAAAACGACTCGCGGTAGATGCGAGTATTTACTTGTATCGCTATTCGGGAGAGGGTGCTTTATTGGAAAATATATATCTAATGGCCTCTGTATTTCGTCATTATAACATACACGCAGTATTCATATTCGATGGACAACCACCGCCTCAAAAAACCGAACTGATAGAAAAGCGAAGAAAGAAAAAAGAAGAAGCCAAACTGGAATATGACCGCTTGGCGAGTATCATAAAAGAACGAACCGCGACAGCGATGATGGTATCAGGTGGTAGCACAACAACACACGATTTGGATGAAATGGAAGAAGTAATGCGCGAACTCAAGAAACAGTTTGTTCGATTACGCGACTGTGATATCTCAAGTGTAAAAGAACTTCTTGTAAGTTTCGGGTTTGCAACCATCGATGCTGAAGGTGAAGCCGATGTATTATGCGCCAATCTCTCATTAAAAAAACGCGTCGATGCGTGTCTTAGTGATGATATGGATATGTTTGTATATGGATGTCCCGTCGTTTTACGAGGTTTGAGTCTTCTCAATCATACAGTAGTATCATATGATACACGAGAGATAATGAAATCGTTATCACTTACACAGCAAGAATTCAAAACAATGTGTGTTGTATGTGGGACGGATTATACGACGACGACGACGACGACGACGACCGAATGTTATAATAGAAAGAAAACGACATCTTCCATTTGTCAAGATTACGGTAAGGTCGCGAGTCCCGACACGGTATACAAGCAACTAACAAAGTATAAAACACTTACGTCAAAAGAAAAAGAAAAATACCATAACAGTGGTGGTGGATTCTATGATTGGTATTTAGAGCAACAAAAAGAACCACACCCACACATGATAACCAAAAGCGCGATAACCTATTTATCGAATGAGAGTATGTTTGATACGAATACGAACACCGATACATTTTATAAACAATTGGTGGTATTGAACCGCGATAATATTCATAAACAGCGAATTATAGAAATAATGACAAAGGAAGATTTCATATTTGTTGAAAGTTCACCAAGCGATGAATCCATCATCAAATCACTTTCATCCGGAACAAGTTCATTGACATCTTCACCGATATATGGTGTCGGATGTACGCCTGAAGAACGAGAACAACCCGCGCGCGTCCTTGCAAAAGAAGTATACAATATAAGCGATGTATCGTCGTTTCAGGATTTACATATGAAAGCGTCGGTCAAAAATAAGAGGAAGAATCGTGATAGAGAAAATAGTATTTGAATTTACATCATAAAATAAAAATAATTTATGATATTCAGATGTTGTTATTATTTTTATTATTTTTATTATTTACTATTTTATTATTTTATTATTTAGGCCTTGACAGCACCACCAGCGGCAGCCGCGGGAGCAGGAGTCGACTTGGCAAAGTGAGCAGCCATATACTTCTGAAGGTTGAAGTAAGTCAACTCATCACCCTTCTTCAACTTAAGAAGCTTGAGAAGCTTGGCGTCAGGGTTAATCTTGCGACCATTGTCCTTATCCTGCAACTTCTGATTGCGGATGTAGGCATTGACCTCACGAGTCACCTCAGTGCGAGCAAGAACACTACCCTCGGGCTTACCCAAGAAAGCAGCGAGTTCGTTGGAGATGAGGGTAGGCTTGACGAAACCAGAAGGAGCGCGGTTAGCATTGGTCTTACGGCGCTTGTTGGCCTTGTTGGCAGCGCGCAACTCACGGGCGTGCTGGCGCTTCAACTCGTTCACCTCAGAACGAAGGGATGCCAGAAGAGCCTGAGCACTCTGAAGTTTGGTGAGAACACTGCCGTAAAGAGCAGTGGAAACAGCACCGTCAACCTCAGCAACGGGGGTAGATGCCTCAGCGCCATCAACGGCAGGGGCGGGAGCCGCAACGGGGGCAGACTCGGCAACGGCCTTGGGAGCAGCCTTAGCAGCGGCAGCCTTGGGGGCAGTGGCAGCCTTGGGAGTAGCGGCAACAGGTGCGGCAGTAGCGGCGGAAGAAGAAGCAGCAGACTTAACCATCGGATTGATTATACACATATGAGTAAAGTCTTTTTAAGTTGTTTTCGCGCAAATGTTGTCATCCATTCGCAATCTAACTATCGAGTAATCATAATTACATTACCGCATCATATAACCACGGCAATGCGGTTCTCGCATCCTGACTGACTATTGTAAGCGTGGCTAAAACATAAAACGCACCTAGACACTGGTCTTCCCGAGTTATTCCGCGGCGAACCATCCTTTCAATAATGGAAACGCAAATCGTTCGAATTTCCGGGTCGGTTAACATTGTCAATACACTCAGGTTAATATGACTATTTTGAATAACAAATGGATTTCCATTTGGCGGGCAGATACGCTCTTTCATTTCTTGAGATAAATTTGCTCTATAATACCAGATATCATATACATTCCGAATGAAACGAATAAGTTCAACACGTTGCAACGCAATAAACCATTCTGAATCAGAATAATTACCTAGCGTATTGATATGCTGAAATAAATCGACGATAAAAAGTTCTTCTTGTTTCTCTCGAGATAATCCATTGCTACCATTCATACTTGCGATTCCATCCGTGGTTTCATTTGTTTGTTCTTCGTCTAGTTTGACTGAAACGCGAAATCCCAATAAGGAACCATAGACGAGTTTTTCGTAAAGGTTATTTATGATTGTCGATGGTATAACCTTACGATTGTATGGATTTGTTATGTTTGGATACGATGTAATAATTAGATGGAATAATGACGCAATATGAAATCCATAGATTTTATTATCATTATCGCGGTATGTAAATAACTCGGTTGGTCTTATTTTCGATAATGTATCAAAGGTATAAAAATCCGTGTCATTGACACAGTTATTTGTATGTAGATACCCCGGTCCTGAAATAGAACAATATTTTCTAGATATAAAATTCCGAAATGAACGCTGTAATCTTACAATATAATACGATTGTTTTAAATGAATATATATACGCTGTGTTAGTTCTGGTTTCGTCCCTGATTTTTTGATACTATAATGACAGCACAATGATTTTAATTCAGCAAGACTATATTTTGTATTTTTCATCTTTTCGTGTTCTCGTGGATTTAAAATGATTACATTCGCATAAGGTTCTTCCTCTACATTTTTAGTATCTTTAGGTGAATCTATTTCGGATGGTTCAACAAGTGTACACGATGATGTCAATTTCATTTTTTTACGAGGTTTTACAATAGTATCTTCACAAACCACATTATTGGTCGGATAAAAGGATGTAATCACAAATTCGGTATGTGGAATGGAATGTGGATGATGTGGGGGTTGTCGTTTTAGTTTTATTTTACGCGGATATTGCTTATATGGATTATCATACATACTAAACGGTAATAACTTATTATACAAACGTTGTAT